ACATCAGTTTTACCGTCTTTTAAGTTATGACCCATATTTTGTAAATGTATTTGTTGACCATTTGATAAACCATTTTTTAATGGTACATTTATAGAAACATCTTTTAATTTCCATCCTTCACCTCTACAATCTGAACATGAATTAGGATTTGCAATTTTCCCACTTCCTCTACAATTTCCACATGTACTTTGTACTTGTTGTATCATTGGACCCATTTGAATTATTTGAATTCTTACACCTTTACCATCACAATGATTACATTTATTTATATTACCTCCACATTTTTCACAACAATTTTTTTGTTTAAAATTTATTCTAATATTATGTTCATTGTATATTTGTTCTAATGTTACTTCTTGTTGAATTATTATATTTTCTTTTTCAGGTTCTCTTCTTCCACCGAAACCTGAAAATCCACCTCCAAACATATTGAATAAATCTTCTGGATTAGGACCTGCTGAGGAATTACCATTAGCCATATCTAAACCAAATTGATCATATAATTTTCTTTTTTCTGGATTTAATAATATTTCTTTTGCTTCATTTAGTTCTTGTGTTTTTTTAGTTGCTTCTTCTAATCTATCTTTGTTTTTATCTGGATGCCACTTTTTTGCTAATAGTTTATATTGTTTTTGTATATCATCATCTATTGCATTTGGACTCAATTCTAAAATATCATATAGTTTTGTATCTTTAACCATTATTATTATAGTTTAAGAATCTTTAAATAATTTACTAAATTACACTAATTTAGTAAATTACTCTAATTTAGTAAATTACACTAATTTAGTAAATTACACTAATTTAGTAAATTACACTGATATAAATATCACATACATCTTCATTTGTTTGATAATATGAACTTATACTATTTGCACGTTCATTTATATCATTTTTTAATAAATATGGTGGAATATAAATAATTAATTTTGGATTTCCTACAAAATTTATTTGTTTATAAGGTCCTTTTTTTTCTTTAATTTCAATTATTTTTTCATTTTTAAAGTTAAATGATGTTAACCAAAAATTTATATATAAACAATTACTTTTTTGTTGTTTTAATGTATATAATAATTTTGAATTAAACATAATACATCCTTTTAAACTTGTTTGGTTTTGTAAAGATTTTTTATTATTTTCTGATATATAAAAAGGACTTTCTGACGAATAAGGTGGCATTTCTGATGAATAAAAAGGACTTTCTGATGAATAAAAAGGACTTTCTGATGAATAAAAAGGACTTTCTGACGAATAAGGTGGCATTTCTGACGAATAAGGTGGCATTTCTGACGAATAAGATGCATTTTCAAGATTTAATATAATATTTGATAATTCTGATACAAATAAATCTATTTTATCATTACCGCTTTCTAAAGGAGTATAATTATAAATAAACTCTAAAATTTCATCTTTTAAATTTATATTTTTTAAATAATATTCTAAAACTGTTCCATTCTTATTTTTTATTTTCCATTCTAAATATTTTAGAAATAAAGATTGGGTTTGTTGAAATTTTTCAATATATTTTTTAGTATTTATTATTGTTAAAAATCCATCTCTAGTAGATATTTCTCTTGGATCAAAATTTATAATAAAATTTCTTGATATGGAATCATTATATTGTTTACCATGCATATTAAATGGTAATAAAAAGTCTTTTTTGGTGTTTCCACTTTTTACATTTGAAAAAAACATTTTATTTAAACAAGATTCTGTATCTTTTTTATTTTCATAATCAAAATAAACAAATAATTTATTTACTAAATTCTTTTTACCAATATTACATGCTTCATAATCGCCAAAAAAATATATTACAGGATTATTTTTATATTCTATTGTTTTTGTTTCAGTATTTGAATTAAATTTACTTAATGGTGTTTTATCATCAGGATCATGACATAAATTACCATTTTTGTCTTTTGTTAAAATTTTATCATCATTATTATTTAAATCTTTAATATTTATCATTTTAATTTTACTATTTTTATTTAATAAAACAATTTTTCCATTAGGTTTCATGTTAATAGTATTTATAATAGAAAAAAAATTTGGTTTAATTGTATCAACATAAATAATATTATTTATTAAATTGAATGGAAAAATTTGAAAACTATGATGTCCTCCTTTTGAGCATGTTGTATCATTACAATCTCTATTTACCGTTGATAAAATGAAGGATTTTTTTTGAAATCCATTAAATACTTTTGATGGAACAACTAAACAATCAATATTAACATTTTTTATTTGATTTAAATCATTAACTGTTATTAAATCATTTGTAATAAATTTTTTATTATCACAATTAATAAAATTTTCATAATTATATATTATTTTCCCAGATGAATCTATAATGTACATTATTATAAAATTAGAATATATTTTTTATATTTAATTTTAAATAATTTTTCCTTCTTTTATTTTTATTATTTTATTAACTAAATTTAAATTTTGTTCATCATGTGTTATTATAATCAATGTACTATTTAAAATTATATCAGATATTATTTTTGTTACAGCTAATCTAGATTCATTGTCCAATGCAGAAGTTGGTTCATCTAATATAACTATTTTATTTTTCTTATTATAAGTTCTTAATAATTGTATAATTTGTTTTTGACCTCCAGATAATGAATCACCATTAACACCAACGTTTGTATTAAATCCTTTAGGTAAATTTTTAAATATGTTTTGTAATGCATATTTATCTATTAGCAAATGAATTTGTTCAGTAGTTAAATCATTGCCATATTGTATATTTTCAATAATTGTTTTGTTAAATAATTTTGTATTTTGATTTATATAACTTACTTGTTTTCTTAAACTACTTAAACTAAATTTATTTATATCTTGATCATCAATGAATATTGTACCATCTGGTATTTTATAATACCCCATAATAAGTTTTATTAATGTAGATTTACCATTTCCAGATGGTCCAACAATTGCAACTTTATCATTTGAATTTATTGTTAAATTAAAATTTTCCAATATTTTTTTATCATCTGTATAACCAAAAGTCAAATTTTTAATATTTATTTTTCCTAGTGTTAAATTAATTTCTGGTTTCTCAACTCTATCAATATTAATTAATTTAATATAATCATTAACACTTGATATAATACCCATATGATTTGTATAATCAGGTAAATAAGTTATAACAGTATTTAAACTTGGAATGTAAAAATTTAAAGTTAAAAATAATGCAATTACTGTATCTTTTGAAAATTTACCTAGTTTATATAAATATGCTATATATGCTATCATACAAACAAAAAATAAAAGTGTAAATAAATTATTGTTATTTTTTATTGTTGAACTACAATTCATAGATTTATTTTGATATAGTCTAAATTTTTCATTAATATTATTAAAATTTTCTACTTCATCATTTATTTTATTTGATGAATATATTGCATATAAATTACTTAATTTATCTTGTATTTCTTCTGATTTATTTTCAAATATAATATATCTTTGATTTGATATTTTAATACAAGCATCATATGATAAAAAATTATAATAAAATATTATTAATAAAAATATCAAAGAAATTAATCCTAATCTATAGTCATAATAAAAGAAATATACATTTATAATAATTAATGTTAAAATTTTTGGTATGATCCAAGTAAATAAATCTGTTGTAAGTTCTCTAATTATAGAAGGTAATGAATTAATTCTAGTTACTATTTTTCCTAATTCTAAATCTGCATAATTATTTTCATAGAAATATATAATTTTTTGAAATAAAAAGTTACTAACATATTTATTAAAACTAGGTATAATAATTGTTTCTAATCTTGAACTAATAGTTTGTGCTAAATTTGATATACCCATAAAAATAGAAAAATAAAATACAAATTTATATATTATTTCATTAGTTATCCCATTATTTAGTTCTTTAAAAAAATTACTAAATATTCGTGGTATAACTAATGATTCTAAAGGATATGAGAATAATATCATAATTGTATAAAATAATAAAATAAATTTATTTGAGTTTAAAAATGGATATGCTATTTTTATTGTTTCCATATTATTTATATATATAAAATAATTTATTATTTACTAAAAATTTTAGAATTTACAAATCCAACACAACAAAAAACTAAATTTAAAAATATTAGTAATTTAATTGATTTTTCATTTAGCATTAATAATAGAATAGATAATATAATACTTGAAATATTAACAATATAATTATTATTTTTTAAAATATAATTTTGAATTTTTCTATTGAAAAATTTATAAATTGAAACATTTTCTAGTTTTAATATTTCTCCATACATTTCTAAATTTTCTTTTTCAAGTTCAATAATTTTTAAATATATTTTTTCTAAAAATAAATTTGTCATTTGTTGTGAATTTATATATCTAATTGGTGTTTTATTTTCAGTATTTGTTTTTCTAAAATATACCATATGTTCTTCCTCAAACATTTTTTCAACTAATAACAGTTTATTATTACGTACCAAATCAAATGGTACGCCATTAAAATTTGTCGTTTTTAATAAATTATTCTCAACAATAAATTCACTCAGTTCTTCCATATTTGGTAATTCTACATTTACATTTTCTTTATTTTTTAGTTCTGAATAATCTATATCTAAACCACTTGTAATTAAATCATCTGTTACTTTTACATCATGATTTGATGGTAATTGGTTTAATACAACCATATATTTGAATTTAAATTGTGGATGTACATATTGTGTATTAGATTCTAGATTTTCTAATAAAATATTATATAGTTCTGATTTAGTATATGTTTTGTTGGGATTTGCTAATAATATTAACATTAATTTATTTTCTATATCATCATAGCTTATATTTTCCAATTTCTGTAAAGTTGACATAATATTGACATTCTAATTCATAATATAAATAAATCAATTTTTTTAATTAGTATCAATAAAATTAAAGTATAAATTATTATAATAGATTGTATATTAATTTTATGCAATTTTTATTAATTAGTATTTTTATTATAGTAATACATTATATAAATGGAAACAAAATTTCAAACAATATAGAAAAAATAAATATAAATAAAATATATAAAATGGCAATCTTGTCAAAGACTATTTACGATTATGATTTTAATAATAAAAATAAAAAAGATTCTTTATGTCTTTTATCAAAATTTGATTTAAAAAATAATTTATCTATTGATACAATTAAAACTAATAATATATATTTTAATACAGATCAATATGTTTCTTATCTTAATACAGAAAATTTTTCAAAAGAAGCAAAAAACTATTTAGATTTTATATCAAATAATTTTCCGGATACTGAAATATATGGATACTTTAATAATAAAAACAGATTACATTCGTTAATTATTATTAATCATAAAATAGAAGAAATAAATATTGTATTTAGAGGATCAATGTATTTTGATGAATGGATTAATAATTTATTAATAAAAGAATCTTCTATTCCATATAATGATTTAAAAATTCATTCAGGAATATTAAAATTATATAAACATAACAATATAAATAATAATATTTTATATATTCTTAAAAATTTATTTGAATATTTTCCTAAATATAAAAAAATATTTGGAGGTCATTCAAAAGGTACAATTTTATCTTTTTTAACAATAATTGATTTACTTAACATATTAGATTATAATGATTATACTTATGAAGTTGTATGTTTTGGGAGTCCTCAAATATTAAATAAAAATATTGCTGATTTTTTACATAATAATGATAAAATTAAAATTTATAATGTTATAAATGAAAATGATATTATTTCTAATTTACCATTTAATAATAAATATCAAGTTGGATTAGAAATATTGATGAAAAACGATGATATTATAATAAATGAATATGATAAACCATATAATTCTAAAATAAATATTTTTAATAATTTTTTTAAGTTAATATCAAATCATGATCTTAAAAAATATATTCATAAATTAAAAAAATACTAAAAAAATTGATAAAAAAATAGTTTTACTCTAAACATGTAAAAATATGTTTAGAATAAATAATAGAAATAGAACTTTATTGGAGGAATCAAATAGCAATGATATTATTTTTGCTATAGTTACAAATAATGTAGCAAATGTTAGGAAATTAATTAATATTAGGAATTATAATAATGTTTTAGATGAATCTACTGGTTTTACAGCTCTACAATATGCAATTAGTTCACCAAATATTAGTAATGATATAATTAAATATCTTTTAACATTAGGTGCAAATCCAAAAGAAAAAATAAAAAATCAAGAAATTGATTCTTTTGATCTTGCAATTAGATACAACAAAAAATATCTATTTGAATATTTTAATAATATTCAAGATGATAAAATTATTGTATTGAGTGATAAAAATCAAATTTTACAAAATAAACTTGCTGTATCAGAAGAAACAAACAAATACTTATTAAATTCTATTGATGGGTATAATATCAAAATCAATAAATTAAATGAAGAAAATAAGAATAAAGATGTTCAAATTTCTTCATTAAAAAGAAAAAATGAAGAAACTGAAACCGCATTCAATAATTTATTGAAAAAACATAAAAAATAATTTATTTAATAATACTATTATTGATTCATCTTTATTTAATAATACTATTATTATAAACTATTATTGATTCATCTTTATTTAATATTCTACCTACTTTAACTTGTTTTCCTTTTTCCATATCTTTATAATGAGTATAAAAATATTTTATTTTTTCAATGAAATAATCATTAATATCATCTATATTTTCAATATGTTTTTCATTAAATGAAATATTTTTTAATGGTACACAAATTATTTTAATATCTTCACCTTTTTCATCAGTTGTTTCTAATGCTCCGATTATTCTACATTTAATTAAACTATTTGGAACTAAAGCTTCTTCCATATATATAATAACATCTAACGGATCACCATCACCACTTAATGTGTTTGGAATAAAACCATAATTAAAAGGAAATGCAAAAGGTACTGGTAAAACTCTATCACAAATTAACATATTCAATTCTTTATCAAATTCATATTTGACTCTTGAATTTTTTGATATTTCAATATGAACTAAAACTTCCATATAATAATATAAAATATTTTATTTTTATATTTTATTAATTTTAAATTCACCCACCTTTATAATATCTTGATATAATAGTTCATATTTGGGACTATTCTTATCAATTTTATTTAATAATTCCATTTTTTCCAAAACAGTTCCTTTAAAATATATATCATTTTTAAATGTTTCATCTAATTCTTTATTATTTAAAATTAAATTATATAATTTATTTTTATTTTCCAACTTGGGATATATTATTTTACTTTTGAGTGGATATAATAATGGTTTTAATGTTTTAATGGGATAATTATCTATAACTAAATTCATTTTATATTCAAGTTCGTTCATTAAATAATTTATAGACTCATTTTGTAAAAAAATAGTTGATTCATTTCCAAAATTATGTTGATACCATAATAAACTGTAACTCAAATATAAATTTGATAGTATATCTGCCATATTTCCTGAAATCATTTGTTTTGACTTAATTTTACCTCCTAATAGAGCAATAAAATTTGCTAATAAACTAAATTTTATAGTTGCTTTTTCCAATCTTAATTTTGAATTATTATGATTTAAAAAATTTAATGGATTAAGAACACAGACATAATTTTTACTAATTTCAAGTAATAAATTATTGAAATTAATTTTAAAATCTTTTAAATCATTATTTTGTATGTTTTCAAATATTGGAAAAATATATGGATGGCTTTTATTTAATCCTTGACCAAAAATAATAAGTCCTCGTGTAAGTGTATTCGAACCTTCTACTGTAATACCAACAGGTGACGAATTATAGAATTTAGTAAAAAAATTATTTTCACCTGTACATATACCACTTCCAGAATAAATATCCATACCATTATTTAATATAACGCGTGCACGTTCTGTTGTTTGTTGTTTCATTATTGCAGTAATTACTGATGGTGTGGAACCAGTATCAAGAATATGATTTGTTAATTTAACAGATGTATGTATAATCCATGTATTTAGATACATATCAATAAATTTTTCTTTAACAGCCTCCATATCACCAATATTCATATTAAATTGTTTTCTTATATTTATATAATTCATAATTGATTGTGTTATAAATTTTGAACTTCCATTTGCTGTTGCTGGTAAACTAACACCTCTTCCAACTGCTAGACATTCCATTAACATTTTCCACCCTTCTCCAATTTTTTCTTCTCCTCCAATAACTTGATCTGTATTAATTAAAATTGTACCTTTTATAGTACCATTAGGAAACCCTGCATTATTTGGATTATGATATGTTTCTTGTATTAATCCATTCTGATCACTTTCAACTAAAGCTAATGTAATACCATATTTATCATTTTTTAATAATTTATGTGGATCATTTAATTTAAAAGCAATACCAACTAAATTTGATATAGGTGCTAAAGTAATATAACGTTTATTTAAATTTATTCTGATTTTTATTTCACCATTTATCTGTTCAACAAATCCTTCATCAATTTTACCTACTGCATCACTACCATTATTTGGTCCTGTTAAACCAAAACATGGTACAAATGTTCCATTAGCTAGTTTTGGTAAAAAATATTCTTTTTGGTATTCAGTACCATAATGTTGAATTAATTCTGCAGGTCCTAATGAATTTGGAACCATTGTAACAACTCCTAATGAAGGATTATAAGATGAAATTTTTGATAAAATTTGTGATTGTATTTCAATTGGTAACCTATTACCGCCATATTTTTTATCTATTATCATACTTAAAAAACCTTTTTCACCTAAAAATTTCATTATTTCATGAATATCTATAGTTGGATAAATGGCATTTTCACCTACTTTTTCTAATATTTCATTTATATTTTTATCCATTTCGATCGGCATAACTGATTTTTTTAATGGAGAAAATAATTTATTATAATTCATACGACCTTTGAAAATTTCTCTATCTATACTTGTACCACCAGACTTTAATGCAATAATTTCAGTTTCTGTGATTTTTGGAATTATTTTTTTAATATTATTAAAAATATAACGATACATATTAATTATATATAGTTATATATTTAAATTAAATTTCTTAATATCTAAATTCTCATTTGTAATATCTAAATTCTCATTTGTTATATCTAAATTCTCATTTGTAATTTAGACCAATTATTTATTTTTGTTAAAGCATTTGCATGTAAATTTAATGAAATTTGTTTTGAATAGTCAGTTATAAAAAGGTTATCATCATTATGTTTAAAAACTCTATTTTCAAATAAATTTTTTGCATCAATAAATGCTCCATCAAAATCCCCACTTAATTTATGAATATTATAAATAATACATCTTTCAAAATCATAAGCTGATAAAAGATCTGCTTCACGAACAATATGATATGCTAATTCATAATCACCTAAATTTTTAGGAAAACCATTTTTTTTGACTTTAGAATATGACATTGTTGATATAATTGTACTTGTAACGTCAATTTCTTCAGTTGATAATTTATCATTCAAAAATGCTTGAATTTCTTTAATTCCTTCTTTTTCATCCATATATTTTTTATCGCACATATCATGTAATAATGCAGATGCATATATTACTTTTTCCTGTTCTTTTAATTGTGGATTAAATAATAATTCACTATTAATAATTTCACTTGCAAATTGTAATACTTCCATACTATGTCTAATTCCATGCGATTCATCTATTTTATACTTATTTGATATTAATAAAATAAAATTAAAAAATTTGCTTAACAAAGACATATATATCTCTTAATATTTATATATATTTTTTTTTTCAATTTTTTAATATTAAGGTATAACTAATTTATAATAAGCAATATAAGCAAAAGCTGAAAAAAATAAATAACCAAAACAATATAATAAATCAAATTTTTTTCCTTTATCTAAAAAACAATAAATACAAATCAATTGTACAAGTATTGCAGCCATTGCACTTATAAATAAAATTTTTTGTGTGTTATTTAATTCAAACATATATAATATAATTATAAATTTTTATTTACTTAAAAATTTTTATATAATTTCTGTAGAAAATTTTATTTTTTCATATAAAATATTTTAAAAAAAATATTATAAAATAATTAAAAAATGAAATAAAATATATACCCTTTAATATATATGTCTTCAAAATATTCAAATGTTATTTTAACTTTTTTTACTATTTTAAATCAAATAAAAATATATCACTGGCAAACATTATCTTATCCTAGACACAAAGCAACTGATGATTTACATAGTTCTTTAAGTGAATTAGTTGATAAATTTGTGGAAGTACTACATGGAAGATTATCAACTAATGAAAATCCTAAATATAGAATTACATTAGAAGAAAATAAAAATATAATTACAATTAATAATATGACTGATTCTAATGGTCTTGAATTACTCAAAAATATTAGAAAATATTTAGAAAGTTCTGAACTAAAAATTGTTATGGGTAATTCTACAGAATTAATTAATATCAGAGATGAAATGTTAAGTGAAGTTAATAAAACTTTATATTTATTCAGTCTTAACTAAAAAATAATTTAACAATAATCAAATAAAACACTATCTTCCTGTAAAAACTTTAACAATTTTTTTTTTCAGAGTTTTGTTGCTTTTTTCTCTCAAATAGTCATTAAAAGTATAATTATATTCATGTTGAATTCCAAAAAATGATGGATCTTTAACCAATTCTGGTTTTATTGCATGACATACTAATCCAAAAACTCTTTCTAAACACATTCTATCTGATCTTGTTTTTATAACGTTTAATAAATTAAAAAAATTATATTTTTCTTCTATTTTTTTTAAAAAATCATAATCAATAACAGACATTACGCCACAACTTAGTAACCAATCTTTTTTATTATCATATAATTCATCTAATTCATAATTATATCTTAATGACAAAATCTTTTCTTTTTCTTCTTTTACATTATCAAAATAATGCATATGGTGCCATAAAAATTTTACATCATCAATATCATTAAAGTTTATTTTTTCTTGAATAAATATAGAATCATGAATGATAATTGCTTTTTTTGCAAAGTGATTTTTATAAAAATAATAGTAAGGTAACAATTCTCCTCTGCCTGGAAATTCAGATTTAATTATTTCAACATTATTTAATGAAACACCAAAATCATTTAAATATTTTTCATTACTATTATCATCTATTATAACAACTTTAACATCAGGATAAAATTTTCTTATGCAATTGTATGATTCTTTCCAATATTTATTTGTTAATTCTGAATTAACATGTCTTACAATAATAAAAACATATTCTGGTATTTCATATTTTTCTTGTATTTCATATTTTTCTGGTATTTCATCATTTTTGTCTATTTTAATTTGATCTAAATAAACATTTTCAAAATTTTCAGAAAATATTAAATAAAAAATAATTATTAATAAAATTATTAATATAATTGTTACACATGAATATATCATTATAATATTTTAGATTTTATATTATTAATTGGTATAAAAATATATTATACAAAATAAAAAAATGATAATAAGTATAACTAATAAAGTATTTTGACTAGTATTTTCAAAACCTTCAATTTTAATATTTTGTTTTTCTATTTCTTTAACGTCTTTAAATAATTCAGAATTATAAGTTTGTTTGTACTCATCTAATAATTCTAATATTCTTGTTGTATCTTTATTTTGTAGATTTATTAAATTATAAACCAATTCAATATTTGTAATATTTATTTTATGAATTATTTGATTAATATTTTCATTTAATGAATAACATTCTAATATTTTTTTTTTATTTTTACAAATTTTTTTTTTATAGTATATTAAATATTTTAATGATTTTTTATATGCATTTAATTTAATATGATAAAGATTTTTAAGATCTTTTTTTAGTTCATTACTTTCATCTTTACTATCTAAAATTACTTTTAATGATTCTAATTCTAATATATATCTTTCAACCAATTCTGCATATTTATCTTCATTTTTAGATAAATATAATAGTTGATTCGTACATGTTAAACAATTTAATCCATTATCTAAAAAAGTATATGGATTTGAATCTTTACAATCTTTACATAACTTTAATATATTTGCAAATTTATTTTTATAGCTTCTATTTGATTTTATAATATTATGTAAATTATTTTTACCATATTTTGTTTCTAAATAACAAATATTATCTTGATTTTCATCAATTAATTCATTATTATGTATTGATGATGATAATAAATAATCTCTTTCTGAAATAAAATTAATATAATTCATTAATATAAATAAGATATTTTATTTTTATTGATAAATTATTATATATCATCACTTGTTTCACTAGATTCACTACTAAATTCACTTTTATCTTTCTTATAATGTATAGGTTCATACATTCCAACAATATAATCACTAGGATAAAAAGTACCTGGTTCAAAATTAGGAATCATATATTTTCCTTCTTTGATAGGTTTTATTAATGAGTCCTTATTATTTTGAGTTGTTTCTAATGGAGAGCTTACTTCGTGTGTTTCATGTTTTCTTGTTTCTAATGGAGAGCTTACTTCTTCTGTGATTTTATTTTTTTCTTCAGAAATACTTTCTAAATCATTGTCACCAAAACTATCAAAATATTTTTTAATATATTCAATTCTTTCATATATATTATTTTTCCTACTAAAATTCAAATCAGTTATTTTAAAATTTTTTGTTACTTCTAGTTCAATTATATTTTTTATAATAAATGTTAATTCAAATATTTCATCTTTACTTGCTTTTATATTATTAACAAAATAAAACCCATCCATATTCTTATTAAAAACTAAATTTGCTGAATTAGTTAAAAAAATAAATCCATTATCATTTTTAGTTGTATTTTTATTATGCTTTGAATCTTGTAATATCCATAAAATAATATCTATAAAAATATTTTTTTTAGAATCTTTAATTTTACGTGATAAATTAACAAAATCGTTATTATATAAAATAATATTTTCATTACCGCCATTTTGAATAATATTTTTTTGTTTAAATTTTAAATATTTACTTTTATATTTTATATATTTTTCGTAATAATTCATATTATAATTATACATAAAATAAATGATTATTGATATATTTTTTCACCAAATTCACATGCAGCCGATAAACCTTTTAAAAATATTATATTGTTATTTTTTTTATCAAAAATTGATAAAGTACCAAAAGCATCATGTCCATTTAATAAATTTCTATGTTCATATTTTCCTCTTGCATTTTGGTATTTTATTTTTACCATTTTAGATATTTCACATTTAAATTCAATTTTAATTATATTTTCAAAATCTTCTACAATAATATCATAATTAATATATTTATTATCTTTATATATATTTATTTTTTGATTATGTACTTTCCAAAACTTACTAAAATTAAATTCATATGATTTATTATTATGATTTAAATAAATTATTAATGTTTCAAATAGTTCTATACCAAATATTTTTGGTTTTGAACCACCAATTACTAGTGAAGTATTTGAGTTATCAATAAAATTATTACATGATAACCATACCCATTTTGATGTATAATCTGTACCCCAGTTTTTATCTTGATAACCACATGATGATTCAGGTTTAACTATGAAATTTTCATTTTCATATTTAATATTCCCAGAATATTCTGTTTTTACACCTGCAACATGCCAATACATTTCTGCAATATTTATGTAATTACATAATGTAGTAACATAACCTAAATCATAACTAATAACTTTATTTGCAGTTAGATTCCATTCAATATGATTATCAATATCTGAATTTAGATAAACATAACCTGATATTTTTTTTTCATTTGCATAAATTGAAGTATTTTTTAAAATAACTTCCATACTATCCTTTCCAATAGTAACATTTTCTAAATTATAAAAATTATTTATTTCATGTGGATCTTTATTATAAGTACCAGCTTTAATCATCAGATACGATGGAATTGTTGTATCTGTTTTATTTGGATTCATTATACAATATTCCATAAAAAATGCTCTTGGTTCATTTGTTTTTTCATTATAACCTATCATTGAATGATACCACCATTCATAACCAAATGTTCCTTTCGTCATTAATGCATTTTTATTTGGAACTGATAATAATGGCAAAAAATTAAATTTCATTAAATAATTAATAATATAAATTTTTAAATAGATTCATAATAAAATTAAAATTTGTAATCTGAATCAACTTTACTTGCCCATTGAAAACGTGATAATAATTTAGCAGTAAATATTTTTTCTGGTGGTATATCATATTTTTTTATAAATGCAAATATTATTCTAGGATCAATATAATTTTGTTTTGATGTTCCTAATGATACATTTTTCATTTTGATTTTGCTTTCTTTTTTAAGTTTAAGTAATTTTATTTTATTTTCAGCTTTTTTTGCTTTTTCGTTATTCTTATTATCTTTATATTTATCTTTTTTCTTTTTTAAATCTTTAATTTGACTATCAATTTTATTAATTGATGAATCTAAATTATTTGTTACTGCTTTTTGATGATTACATAATAAAGCAACTTCTGTATTTGCTTGATTAAATACTGCAATTAAGTAATTTAATCTTTCATCAGGTTCAGTAAATGAATCTATTTTTTTACTTGAAACTAGCTTTTCAAGTTCTTTTTGAAATGTGAATGATGCATTATATGTTCTCCAAACTTTGGCTGTCAATCCTTTTAAAAATGAATCTAAATATTCATTAAGTATACTTGAATTTATTAAATCAAATAAATCATCTTTTTTTGGTTTATTTTTACTAAATTCTTGCAAATTTTCATATACTTGTTTATGAACATTAACTTTTTTACAAAATCTTACTGAATCTTTACCTAAAAAATCTAACTTTATAGTGTTATTATCAAGTAGTGATATATGTTCGACTCTTAAAGAAGTTACACCAACAGTATCTGCTTCTTCTTTAGAATCTTTTTTACCACCAACACGTAATGCCAAATTGTCAATAAAATATAATGCAGTTGCAAGTTGTTTTGTTTTTGAATCATCACTATATAGTTCTTTTTCATATGATTCACGAATTGAACCTAATTTTTTTTTTAGTTTTCTCGCTAAATCAAATTTTTCTTCATCACTTTTAGATTTAAAAAATGATTCTAATGATGTAAAAACATATTTTGTTTTACCAGTTATATCATCTTTCCATGATGCTAACCAAATAACATAATTATCATGAATTATTTCTCCCCATTTATGATTTGTGACATTTGGAATTGGTACTTTAGCTTCTTTATCTAAATTTAGTGTAACATCTTCAGGTTGAATTCTTTTTTTTATCTTACCTATTTTTGGATGTGAACCACGCCCTATAAAAATTCCAGGGGGTTCAATTTTATAATTACCTACTTTTTGTTGAGAACCATCAATAACACAATATGTATATGGTTCTTCTATTTCATTTTGTTTATTTTTAATTTCTTCTTTTTCTTCTTTAGTTAAATTTTTCTTTTTTTCTTTTTCATCATCTAAATATTCTTTTATCAAACTAAAGTTTATTTCTTCTAATGATTTTATATTTTCATTTTTAATATATACTTTAAAATCTTTCCAAAAATTTTTTTTGAATGTATTATTATTAATATAATCTGTATCCAAATACTTTGCATATATTGTTGCATACTCTTCAGCTTCTGGATTTAAAATTATTTTATTATTATTTACAATTATAGGTATTTTATGTGGTTTATACTCAGGAGGAAAAAATGGACCATTATGTCTTAGTACGGTCCATTGTTTCTCATTACCACCACCTAAAAAATATAGTTTAAATGATAACATTAAAATATATTAGATTATATTTTTTACTTTTTATTTGTTAAATAAATCCCAATTAAACAAAATAAAATACCTATAAATTGTCTATAAGATAATTTTTCATTAAATAATACATAACCTAAAATTAATACAATTATATTAGTAAATAATTTTAATAAAAGAGTAATTATTCCAATATTTGAAACATTTAATTTTGAAAAAATAAATGAAGAAAATACTGTTAAAAAAGCAATGAATCCAATTAATAATATATTATTAGTATTTATATTTTTTAAATTTTCAAATGTTTCTTTTTCATAAAAATAATAATAAATTGATATTAAAAAAACAAAAAAGAATATAAATAAATTATTAATTAATAAAAATTCATGAAATGATAATTGTTTAATTAAATATTTTTTAATATAAGGAGTTAGTGATTTAATTACACCAAGTATTAAGAATAAGTTATTCATTATAATAAGATTGAAATAAGTTTAATAATAATAATATTTTATTTTATATAATAATGATTAAAATACCATATAAACATATTATAGAAACAAAAAATAAAAAACTTATTGAATATTGTTTATTATATTTATTTTCAATATTTTTTTATGAAACTAAAGAATTAATCTATAATAATCATTATATTACATTTTCATCTTTTACACCATTACCAACAAAATTTATTTTGGATTATTTTGATGATATTTATATTGATGATGATTATATTTCTATAACATCATATGTCTCAGAGAAAAATAGAATAATTTTTGGAGATCGGATATTACCATTTGCTTCTGAAAATCCAGTTCCATTTTCATTTCCAATTAAAAATAATAATTCTTATGAATTAATTAATAGTAATGTTTTTTATTATGAAATAACTATTAAAGAACAATTAATACAAACATGGTTAAATGAAGCATTAGTTATTGGGTATGGTTCTGTTTATGTAAGTAAAAATTCTAATCCTGGATGGAGAAGTAATTCATTTGGTTACCATTTAGATGATGGAACATACCAATATAATGGTAATATTATTAAAAATTTTGGTCCAATATATAAATTTGGTGATGTTTTTGGTGCTGGTATTATTTATATATCTGAATCATTATACCAACCATTTTTTACAATTAATGGTAAAATAATAGACAAAAAAATACCAGAAATAACAATTGTTCAAAAAATTACACCAATGATTGGGTTTGACCATTCACATAAAAATAAATACAATTTTGGTAAAAATGAATTTAAATTTAATATAAAAGATTATCTACAAGGAAGACAATTAATAAGTTTAACTAATTTATTTTTTGAAAAAAAAAATCAAAAAAAAGAATTTAATATTACTAAATTAAAACTAAATAAAAATGTAATTAATAATTTTGAAGAAAATACACAATTTGTAATTTTAAATAATATAATATCTGAATTATCACAACAACAAGGACAAACATTATCAATAAATGAACCTTTATTTTTTAATAATCAACAAAACAATTTTTTCTCTTTTAATATTAATTAACTACCCCAATACCCATATTGAGCCCAATTTCCAACAAGTAAATAATATCGACCACTTTTTCCTGGTCTATCAAATCGAAGTGATGCCTGATCGTTAGTTGCGGAGATTTGCCATTCACCTAATTTTATATAAGGATTAGGATAAGTATAATTATTAGGAGGACACTGTCTAGTTATGTTGATTCCACCACACGCAGATATTTCAGGACCATCTGTTTCACCATTCCATTTAATGTAATGGTTAGGGTCATTAATTCCTCTTAGAATTATGCGATTGTCATTCATTGCAATTTTACCATTCATAATTAAATCACCATTTATTGTACCTCCTGATACATTTAATTTATTATCAGCTAGCCATCCACGTCCAGTTGATCTATTTGACCAAATATTTCCATCTTGTCCCATAGCAATAAAACCTGTATCTTGAGGTATTTTACTATAATCATCATTATAGGCGGTTCCATCTTTTATAAATTGTAAATGACCATTACGATCCATTAATGTCCATGAACCTATTTTTAGTGTACCTTTAGTATTTAAAGTATTAACATTAAGTACACCTGGCATTGTTAAACTATTTGAACTATTTAATTGTGTTGCTATACTTGATAAATTTCTAATTGCTTCAATGTCTGCTTGATAACTAGTTGTTGTACTTTGAAAACCTTCATTTTTATTATAAATTATAGATTTTACTTGATCATATAAAAATATAATAACAATTATCAATAAACCTATTAAAAATAAATCAAAATTACAAATCATATATAATAAACTATATATTTTTCAATTAGAAATTCCATATTTTTATTACAAAATTTCTTTTTTATAGTATTAGAATAACATTCATATGAAATATTACAATTAATATTTTTTAGAACATCAATAATAATACTATTATCGAATATTTCTATTTTGTCTTCATTTTTTTTTGAAAAGGGTTGAATAAAATTTTCTATTTTTTTATTAAATTCTTTAATCAATGAAAACACTAATAAATCATCAATATCTGCAATATCATCTTCTATTAATATTTCAAATATATTTGTAAAATTATTTTGAATATATTCATATTCTTGCTCATCTAAAACTCTTACAATTAAAATAACATATGGTTTTATTTTTATGTTATTAAATAAATATAACTGCATCTATATAAATAAGTATAAGAAATTTATTATTAAATAATATTATCAATTTGTTACCTAATCCAAAAGATTTAGTTATTAAATCTTTATTACCCAATTAATACCATAATTGAATGGTCTAGTTTCAAGAGCCGAACTACCACTATTCATTAAATCAACTGTTATACCAGTTGTATTTTTATCAGTACTAACACCTTGAGGATAATCACCTAAACCTTTTGCATCACCACCAAAATCCCTTCTAAAAGCACGACCCCAACCTGGATTTTCAGTTACTCGTTGCCCATGATCATGACCTGGATCATTAATACCATGACTATGATTTTGAACAGCATCATTTTGTGATGTATTTAATGTTGGACCTACATAATTTTTGTTAGAGGCTGTACCAACACCTCTTAAAAATGCTCCTTGATAATTTGGAACAGCAAATGTAGTAATACCATCTCCTCCAAATGTTTTACCTAATACTAATGCTAGTGTTGGATATCTAGAAATTTGATAAATAGTTCCGTCGCATATTAACCAACCTATAGGACTAATATTACCAGTCCAAGCCATTACTAATCCAGATGATAAAATATTTAAATTACCACTTATTGATAAATTACCTGGTACAGTTAAACCACTAGTAGTTAATTGAGTAGCTATACTTGATAAATTTCTAATTGCTTCAATATCAGCTTGATAAAGTTGGTTTAAGGTAGTTTTGATATCACTTATATTATCAAAACCTTCTTTTTTATTAAAATCTTTATATAATAAATATATAATGATCAAATTTAAAAAAATTAAATATATATCTTTTTGACAAATATTCATATATAAAATTAGAAATTTATTATATATATGCGTATAAAATAGATAAAGAATTATGTATAATTATATAATATGGAAACAAAATCAGATAAAATCAAAGCATTTAATAGTATTTTAGAATCTTTTTTAGGACAAACTGCATCATTAGTTGGTACAACATATCATTTTTATTTCAAACAATTAATCAAAATAAATGCACCATTACCAATTAAATGTGCATCTCAACATATGATAATGTTCCAAAAGGAAATTATGTCAAAAGATGAATCATATTTTAATGGTACAAGTAATAGTAATGTAAAAAATAAATTTAATGAAGTTACTGAATTATCTCAACTTCCATCAGAACAAGTCATTTCTGAATTATTAAGATTAAAAGATATTTATTATCAATTAGATGTAGATTCTAGAGAAAATGTTTGGGCTATTTTACAAGCTTTACTACAATTAAGTATTGAATATACACAAATGTAAAATTTGTTATATAAAACTCAAAACGTTGAATATACACAAATGTAAAATTTGTTATATAAAACTCAAAACGTTGAATATACACAAATGTAAAATTTGTTATATA